TTGGACAGCAGTGCTATAACTCATTGTTCTATATACGTTTTCTCGTTTCAATGAAAACGGACATTTCTGGACATGTGTCCAGTTTCTTGCGAATCCTTGGTATAAGGGAGACGCACAGTAGGGTAAACCATGAGTAGTAGACTTATAGAAAAACTTAAAAGGTTGGCTCTTGACTCAGCTCAACCAGAAACAGGTAGGTATCGAATAGCAGCAGCGGTGCTTGATCGCAAGGGCAAAATTTTAGCCACTGGAACTAACTCATATGTGAAGACTCATCCTCGACAGGCTGAGTTAGCTAAGAAGACTGGGAACAGTCATCGTCACTGGCTACATGCTGAGGTAGCTGCTTTAGTAAAAGTAAAGAATGGAATCCCTGCCAAGATAGTAGTCGTAAGGGTAGGTAACGCTGGTGAACTTAGACTGGCTAAGCCCTGTCCCGTATGCATGATGGCTATCAAACAGGCAGGAATTGAATCAATAGAATACACGGTATAGAAATGTGGACATACGAGAAGTAGTTAGTGATTTATCAAATCTACTCGCTGAGGCTTATCGCGGGTATCCAAGGGGAGTAAATTTTGTACAAATTCAAATACTGCCTAATTTAGCAGGGTCAGGCAATGTAGCAGAGCCTTCTAATACAATTAGATGTCAATTTAGGCTGGTAGGTACGATCGAGTACTTTTATGTTCAAACTCATGTTCCTCTCTTTCTACAACGTAGAGAATCGCCCGATTTCGCAGAGTTAATTGTTAGAGATATACGATACGAAGTAGATCAACACTTAGGAAATGATGACATGGCACAGTGGAATCAACGCCCAGATCAACGTCTGAGGCAACAAGAGAATCAAAGACGTCAGGCTCGTGGTCAGCCTACTACAGAGCCTACTATGGATGGAGTTCATCCATCTTTAGCTGCAGTTCATGTTGGTTTTGATGCTGCCCGCGCAACTGCTGGCATAGCTATACAGGACTGGTTAAACCAAGAAGGTCCCACTCGTAGACTTTTTGGGAATGATGCCAATGGAGCTATTGAGTACGCAACAGTAGCAGCTGCATCAGCAGCTACAACTGGAGGAGGTATGTGGGCAGCTGCCCCTGCTACCACGACGAATAGAAGTTTCTACTACACTAACGGCAATTCTACCAATGGCACTAATGCTATCTTTGGAGAACCGGTTAGTGAAGCCCCGCTCACTGTTACTGAATCACAGTTGAAGACTATGCTCAGAGATCTCATTAAGGAGAGTCTTGATCTGCGTCTTAGCGTTCAGGAATCAGATGGCGAAATCACGGTAGAAGCAGAGGTATATTTTGATGGTGAGTTGATCACCTCAGACTCAGACATGATTCAGCTATGAATACAGTAATTCTTTACCATGCTTCATGCATGGATGGCACGGGTGCACGTTACGCAGCTTGGAAGAAGTTTGGTGACAATGCTGAATACCATGCTTGTCAGTATGGTCAAAATCTACCCGATTTTCCTCAGACGAGTTACACTGAGGTATTCATGTTAGACTTCAGTATGCCCAGGACGGCTTTAGAGGCACTCAGGAGCCGCTGCAAGAGGGTAGTAGTCATCGACCATCACGCCACTGCTCAGGAGGCCCTCCTAGGCCTTTCTGACGTGGTCTTCGATATGACCAAGTCTGGGGCAGTGCTAGCCTGGGAATATTTCCATCCCGACGACCCTGTTCCGATGTTGCTTCAGTACGTTCAGGACCGTGACTTGTGGAAGTTCAAGTTTCCTCTAAGTGCAGCAGTGCATTCAGGGCTTGGGCTTCTCAAAGGCCGTATGGATGCATGGAACAACTATGCTGAGCAGGAAGAAGAACTGCCAAAGCTTATCGACATCGGTAACACTTTGCTCCAACAACAGAAACAAATCGTTGAAGCAGCAGTGCCAAAGACAGTCAGGGTAGTGAACTTTGATAAGTATCAAGCAGGGATTCTAAACACAGGTGAGTTCATCTCTGAGAAGGGTGCAGCAATCTGTGAAGACAAAACGCTTAACGTTGATCTTGCGATTATGTGGTTCATTACCAAAGACAATGATGTAGTGTTGTCAATGCGCTCACATAAAGATAGTGGCGTTAACGTAGCTGATCTATGTAAAGCACTAGGCGGTGGCGGGCATCCCAACGCTGCTGGTTGTAGAGTTGGTTTCAAGATTCTTGAACATATCCTTAACGACGAATGGTGGAGTGAATAATGTATAGCAAAATTCAACAAATGATCGCTGGTAACATCAAATTCCTTACCACGCAGATTCAGCCGTATCTCGATAAGTATCAATGTAAAAACGCATTTGATCTCTACACTCAGCATTTCGAAGATATGGAAGAGAAGGTCAAGGTGATGGGTTACGTGCATCGCCGGGATGCGTATGTTACGATTGGCAATCAAATTGCTAGCGAAGAAACGAGTATTCAAGACGAGATCACTAACTCGTTTATGAAGACGATTCCTAGTAGTCGTAAGCAAGAGATCATTGGTAACGCTTTCAGCCGTGAAGTTGAGAAACTTCTCATGGATTCAGATCCTGAGATTCTCAAATGGGCTGATATGAATTGTATCAAAGACGCTATGGACTTGATGGAAGACGAAAATTACGGTTCCGCACTTCCTCTGATCGCAGCGATTTGGTATGATACTGAAATTGAAAAACTTAACGAACCGGAGGAAACTCCGAGTGAACCAAACGAACCACAACTAGCATGACAGAACCACTTAAGACAACCGCAGTAGATTGGGCACGTGCTCTATACTCAAACCCTGAAGATGTAGAGCACGTTGTAAAGCTTTCAGAATCACAAGAAGCACAAGTACGAAAAGATATGGAAGCAATGGAGAGACGTCTCAGTAAGATTGGTGTTGAGACTAATCCTATTGAGAATAAGATCAAGGCTGCTCCACTTCCATCCTTCCCAGCAACAGAAGTTCCTGATTTAGCAACTCAAGCATTTATCAAGGAACTAAAGAAAGAACCTCAGCCTGACAAGCAAAGCGCACACAGCTTTCTTGACGAAGCTTCAAACACAATGAAGCAACGTGCAGCATTGCGTGATGCAGAAGGTGGGGAACGCACAGCGGCCAAGATTGCAGAAGTGTTTAATGCAATTACCGGTCACAACATTAACGAGGCTGATGCTTGGATGTTCCTTGTTGTGTTGAAGATTGTACGTAGTCGTAATGGTAAGTATAACCGTGATGATTATGTTGATCTCGCAGCATATGCAGGCCTGCTCGGTGAATGTGAAAGTCAGAATCGATGATTAGCGACAAAGACATAAAAGAGTTTATAAATACTCACAGAAACAATCTTACAATGCGTCGTGAACGGTCTTGGTATGAAGATTCATGGACTGAGACTGTTGTTAATGATGACGCTGTTTTTAATTTGATTAAAGAAGTTCTTAAAGCTTCAGAGCAATGACGAAAAGAAAAATTTCTGAAAACGTAGAAGATTTCAGTAAGTACGATTTTATTGGCAAGACTAGTGAAGCAGTTAAATTCTTTCAGAGTCTAGAAGCGAAGTATGGCCCTGAGTCTACTATTGAATGGACCACTGACTACAATGAGGAAGTATATTTCTACGTAGACGTACATCGTGACGAAACCGATGACGAGTATAAGAGTAGGCTTGAACAAGAAGCTTTTTATGCTAAGAATCGAGAAGAAATAGAACGTAAGCAGTATGAAGATCTTAAAAAGAAGTTCGGATAAGATTGAGGGCGAAAGCCCTCTTTCCAATTATGAAGAATGGTCTCTTGGCCATGTAGACATGACGGAAGTGAGAAAGCAAATGGTAGAACTCTCAGAAGAAGAAAGAAAACAGCGTCGCATAAGCATTGATGCTAATGGTAATAAAACAAAGTCTTTGAAAGAGTTAGTAGAAGACTTCAATAAGCTCAGCCCTAACCAAGCCGTAACAGGGATCATCCAAACACCGGTGTATCCTACAATCGGTCCAAAGACTCCATCGCCTCTAGATCAACTAACAATTAACATGGCTCCAACAGTTGCTCCATTATCAGCTCAACAACGCCTAATCGAGCTAAAGAAAAAGATTACAGAGTATAAATACTTGCTTAGCATCGTAACTGACGCTACTGTAAAGAATTTCGTTACTCAACTCTTCCTGAACATAGAAAGAGAACTTATCGAAATTCAGGCTGAACTCAACAAAAATCCGGTTGTACAGCCTGCACCTGTAGTTCCTATAACGCAGCCTTATATTCCATATCAACCAGCTCCAACAGTTGGCTTGCCTGGTCAACCCTATCGTGCCGGTGACTTTCCCGGAATGCCACAAGAAACAACAACGTTCGGTGATAACATCACTGGCGTTAGAACTACGTTTCTCAGCAATTCAGAAGACGGTAAATAATCAATGACAAGCATCGCTCAAAACTTTCTCTCCATCCAAGAAACTCTCAATCAGAAACTCAGCCTTGAGTGGAAAGAAAAGGGTTGGCCCTATCCGGACGCAATGTTCACTGAGGCTACCGAAGCATATAACCATTTGAACTGGGAATGGTGGCGTGCTATTGACCGTAAGATCGACTGGGATCAAGTCAAGCTTGAAATCGTTGATGTAGGTCACTTCTTGTTTAGTGAAGTAATGGCGGAAGGTTATGAAAATATCTTTGAGAAACATGTCAAGATCCATTCTGATTATAAAAACTTCAGTGGTGAAATTGATGTAGCGTATCTTAAGCGTCGTATCAAGTGTCTCATCTCAGATATTCTCGATTACGATAACGAGAAGAATACTAATCGAGGAGATGAAGACTATGATGTTCATGCTGTAAAAGGGACGTTCTTCAGTCAACTTTTATACTCCTTCTTCGACGTAGTTTCTGCATTGAAGTTGACTATCTCAGACTTTTACGCTCTATTCGTAGGCAAGGTTTGTCTGAATCAACTTCGTTGGAAAAACGGGTATAAGAAAGGTATCTACAGTCCAGATGCTTACTCAAATAGAGAGTATTACATTAAGACTTGGAATGGTGTAGAAGATAACGTGTGGCTTTCAGAGACTGCTGCAAAGCTTAATCCTGCAAGCGACACTTTTAAAGCAGAGCTTGAGAGTCTCTTAGATGAGAAGTACAAGCAAGTCTATGACGCAGTTTGGGATCCAGTACTAAAAGGCAAGTAAATGCACGACGATTGGCATCAACGATATTATGAAGATAAGGAGGAAGAGAAAGAACTCTTTCCTCTGCACCTTAAACGTGTCAAGGTCATGATCGAATTAGAAGTCATGGCTGATGTATCAAAACATAACACTCATCAAATCGTTTTATGCCATCCGGATATGGACGGGCAGTTGACGTTTGATGTAGATAACCTTGAACAGGCTGAAGATGCATTAGACGAATACGAGATGGATTGTATTAGTGATGAAGAACCTGAGATTGAGCCAGAACCAGAGCCGGTTAGAGAAGATCCGCCTAAGCTTGTCCAGAATACATATCAGAACTTTTACAAGCCATTCCCTGTACCAGAAGAAAACAAGCCAAAGCCTGTATTGAAGTTCGAACCTGACGGGCCTATTACTCAGAGTAAGCCTCAAGAGGTAGACGTCAGAGTCACGGTCGAGCCTAAGAAGAACATCTCTATTGAAGATCATCCAGTCGTATCCATCATGAATGATGTAGCTGAGTTGACAGATATCTGGCACAAGCTAGTGCCGAAGTTCAAAGCGATGAGAAAAAAGACAGGTAAGTAACAAAGAAAAAGCCACGTTTCTAGCGTGGCTTTTTTTAGCTTATCAAAGCTGTTATAGACTTCCTGCTGCTGTTTGAATCCACGCTGAACCTGTATACATGAAATCAGCCCAAGTCCCTGCTGAGGAAAGGCTTTTAATGTTGGCACCGCCAGGCTGTTTGATACTGATAGAAAATGAGCCAGTAGACGTTGAAGCCCTCGTAACCCTAACAGTACAAACATTGCTATCTGTGATGTTCGGCATAGTGACCGTACGAGTTGCCGTTATAGCAGTAGTGTAATAGACCAAAGTGTTAGGCGCTTCTACTACTACGACATTGACATCGCCAGGAGAAACTACTACTGTAGCCAAGTTAGAAACGGAATCATTTACAGTATCAATAGCCTCTTGGAGCAAAGTATCATTAGACGCTAAGTCTTGGAGGGGACGATTATCTGCCGTGTAGTGGTACACATCGTCCTGGGTGTAGAATCTAACAGTGTTAAAGGTTACTAAGCTCATAATTCTTCTAAAGTTGTGTTTTTATTTTACAGCACTGGCTTGATCGTGAAGCAAACTGGGATTCTAGGTAGAGGGCCCCAATTGCCATCTCTGTAAGTGCCAGTATCAGCATTGTACAGATTAAACGCTTTCCAGCCTAGCTTAACTTGAAGATGCTTACCGCCGTATTCATAGTTGAATTGACCGTTAGGGCCTTTAGCGAAAAAACGCGTAGTCCCGTCTTGAGTCTTTACAAACGTTGCAGTCCACTGAGTCTTATCCCAGGCTACGCCAAGAGGCTCGTAATCAAACGTGTAGCCAGGATTACGACGTAGCCATTTCGTAGCTACTTCCTCATCAGTACCCGTAAATCCATACTGAGGCTGACGACCTTCAAATAACGTTGCATCAAAGGTTTGAAACCATGAGAGCCATTTAGGAAGATTGCCTTCAGCATCTACGAACTTAGCGATAAGCGGTGCAAAGATCATCGTAACAACTACAAACAGAAGCGATGCAATTGCGTAGAACGGGTACAGAATGAGAAACATGTTTGTCCTTTAGACGAAGAGTGTTGGATCGATGGCGTTCGAAAGCTGAATAAGGCTATATCCGTATGGAGTTTCGTGTGTACCGTCGCCAGTAACAGGGCTATAGATACCTGTTGATCCAGTAGGGGCTTTCCACAACCCACTATCACGAGCTGATTCTACAGCATCTGCTACTTCAAAGTAAGCCCAGAGTGGACTTGGTTTAGTACGAATCCAGTTATTTAGAATAACACGTTGTGGATTAGTACCTGCTGTAGTCTGGTTAGCTAGGGTAAGCCAAGTATCTGTACTGGCAGTTACAGGAGGAATCGTTGACTGAGAAATCTTCTTAGTCGGAAACAATGCGTACCCAGCCTGAAGCGCTGCTTGAATAACTGCGGCTGTACGGCCTGCTGTAAGATCGTTAACACCATATTCGAAATGAACGTGGGTGTGGTATTGAGCCAAATTACTACGGAATGTAGGAAATGCATTGAACTGTTGAATCGTATCTGTTTCACAGCCACAGTTAGTATACGGCAATAAGTGGCCAATAGAGCGGAACACTTCCCCCATACCGAAATAGCCAAAGTCTGCAGCTGTAGTCAGAGTACTTTGAGCATCTGAACGACCAGACATACGGCTATCCCCATATCCGATTACGCTAGGCACTGAAGACTTACCAAGGACGGCCAGAGGATACATAGTCCATGCACCGCCCGCTGTGCCACCACTTGCAGTCATACCAGTTAGGAATGAACGAGGATCAACAGTAAGTGCAGCTAATTGCGCAGCGCTGTATTGAGTTGCAACATCAAAGGTAGAAATAGTAACAGCGTTTGCTGAAACAGGAATACTCACTGCTGATGGAAATGTCTGCCAACGGTGAACCCAGAATGTAGCACCCTTTGGAATAGCTAGTTTAATAGCGTCGGTTGTTACATTAGATCCAGCAGCACATGTTGTTGATTGATTTCCGCCAAATGTTGCTAGTTTGTATACGCCTTGAGGGTACTCAATAGAGATCATCTCAGTTGATGTAGCCGGGCCAGAAAACTCACCAGTGTTATTAGCGTACCAGTTACCAACTACGATTTGAACGCCATCGGCTGCAAGAATATGGTCGCCCATATTAGTATGCTGTGATTTTGACTTCATAGCTTGAACAGAAGCTACGGTTTGATAGTTCTGACGGCAACGAGTTGCAATGTTACGAACTGTTTGCCCCGGAGGTGTAGTAGAGCCACCACCTGAAGAACTACCAACTCCAGCAAGCTTAAGAAGCTTTTTAAATTCGCCTAGACCTAGACTCATTGCTTCACCCAAGCGCTTTCGCCAGTCAAGTTACTGCCGGTATAAGTATAGGTCTTGACCCAAGTGTTGACACCGTCTGTAATGGTGTCTGTGATAAGATTGTTTGAGCCGTCGTAGCCGTATGTATGAGCTAGAGAAGACGGACTGATTAGTTGAGAACCAGTTGAGTCAAATACTAACTCAATGGTTGCGTCGGTAGAAGCTGATGTAAAAGCCATGATGAGGTATCCTGGAAAGATACCTCTATTTTACTCGGAACTAACTATGCCCGAGCCAGTAGTTGCAGTGTAAATTCCAGCGGCATCACCAATAATATGTCCTTGGTCTCCGACACGGTGGAAAGCATTGCCGTTAATGTCTTGACTAAGCCCAGAGCCAGTCGTAGCAATTGTTTGGTGTCCGCACGTAGCGTTGCCAATAGCGCCGATTGTGCAAACGACTAATCCATCAGCAGTAACAGTAGTGCCTGGATTACTAATGAAAGTAGTAGTGTAGGGAGTAGGAGAAGCATGGAGGTGACAGATTCCTTGGCCTTGATCTCCAATACGGCAGACTGGCTTTTGGGCCATTACGCCACCGTATCAGAAAGAATTGTTACAAATCCGTTCATGAAAGGAGTACGTTTGCCCTGAGGAGAAGTCAAAACAAGGTTATATACAGCGCGGTTCCAAAGAACGTTAGTCGTCTGTTCAGCAGTGAACGTAACTGTGACTAGGCCAGTATCTCCACCAAGAGTAATACCGCCAAGCGTAGTTGAAAGCTCAAGTACGAACGCACCATTAGCATAGCCATCATAAGTGCCATTCATGTTTTCCTTAAGCTTCATATCTGCTGTGTAGTCAGTCAGATCGATGGGTAAGCCTGTTGAGAGATCAACATATAAAAAGGACTGAGTAAAATCAGTCCCTTCAGTTATTTCAAAGTGAGTAACGTTTCTTGTCATGGTTTAGTGCAAGCATTAAGCGCTGCTTCTAGTTTAGCCGTATATGCGATCAAGTAGTCGTTCTCAGCAGCGAGTAGGGCCAAGTTGGTATAAAGCAAGTCGCCTTTTTTAGCCTGTGTAAACACATATTTAGGCTTAGTGATATTTTGCTTCTCACACTTAATGGTCACAGGAACTTTCACTTCTTTGGTAACGTACTGGACTTCGGGTTGAGCAGCGCCAAACACGGTACAGCCAGACAAGAGCATGGCTGCGATGAGGATTAACTTTTTCATGATGACTCTTACGGTTGATTAGCTTGACGATTATCGATTAATTGATCCATCAATGCTTTACTATTGGCATAATCGTCTGTACCAGTAGGCTTTTGAGCAAGAATCGTTTTGGCGTGGCTTGTGAATGTCTTAGCCTTGACAGTAGCTTCGCTTACTGCAACGGCAGCGGATGCAGTGGCAGTAGCTTCAGCTTGTGCTAGAGCGTCTGTGTTGGCGCTACAATCACTGGCTGCAGATTCGAATTGAGCAGCAGTAGCCTGTGAGGAACCAATCTTCTGATTTAGAGAAGCAATGGTTGTGTTGAGCGTCTTGATGTGGAAATACTCTACGGTGCAGAATAGTGCCAAGACTAGTACTAGTACGCCGATGGTGATACCAAGCCAGTGCGAAAAGAAAGCCTTAATAAGTGCAAATGATGTAAACATATGTTTGTCCCTTGATTAAGAGAAGTCTATTCCACACTGGCCCGGCTGTCAATTACTTCTTAGTGATATCGGTGTCGGTAAGTGCCTTGGCAGCAACACCAGCACCGATAGCTGCAAAGCCTCCACAAAGGGTAGTGAAAGCAAGTGCCATGTTTTGGCCATCGAAATGACCCTGGAAAATACTTGCAGCGTAGCCAGCAATGAACATTACTACTGTGGGAACGCTGAGGCCCATTGATAGAATACGGACTGGACAGAAGCTTACGCCGTCGTTTTCTGTGATTAGATCTTTAAGAAATTGTTTGATTGAGAACATGGTTTAGTTAACTCCTAGGACTTTCTTGGCACGGGCCCAGTAGGCTTGTCTGTCGGCCAGACCATTAGTGCCGCCATTAATTCGCTTGGTTACTTTTAAAAAGGCGTCATCAGTATTAGGCTGAGCCAAGTCTGAAAGATTTTTATCCTTCCAGAATTGTCCTGCTGATAGTGCGGCCCATTCAGGCAAAGCTAAGTCAGTGGGGTGAGACAGAAAATCGTGGTCAAGAGCCATTGTCATTGCAGCGTAATTAGATCTGCCTGTAACCTGGATTAGACCTCGACCCTTATACAGCACACCGTCACCCTTCTGAGTATTTCCTAGATCCTTACGCCCTTCATAGGCTTGTCCTGAAGCGAGTTCTGTCGTATAGATACATCCACAGCTCTCATGCATGACTTGAGCGATGAACATAGCAACGATTGGCATTTCAGTAATGCCGTATTTAATCAACGTTTCATTGATTGGATCTGTGAACGTGTCCAGACGAGTTTGATTCATCGTCGGAGCGATTGTTTTGAGTTGTGCTTGTGTAAGTATCATAAAAAAATCACCGCTAGTTGCCTATACGGTGATTTTAGATGAAACGTCAATAGGAGAAATGTTACAAAGTGTTATACACCAATTGCAAGCCAGGAGCACCCTGTCGTACCGGCACCTGCAGAAGGTACCGTTAATTTAAATTGGGAAGTGCTGATAGCCTGGATACCTATACCAACGCTATTCGTTGTAAGTGAAAGGTTAAAACCCAAGCTTGCATAAGTAGCCAAACAGCTATTTGGAAACGTCATCGCAAAATTGCTAGTTGTAGTTGTCTGGGCGGTATAGTTTCCATTTCCCCATTGTAAAATAACTCCACTTGGTAATTTTTGAAAGCCAGCTGTTGACAAAAGTGAGGTACTAAACATAGCATTTTGACTCAAAATACGAGGAGTATTTCCAATTACAACCCATGAAGTTGGACCTACAACGATAGCAGTTAAATACTCGTCCACGCCCATCAAGATACTTGTATTAGGATTATTAGCTCCTACTAAGGTATCGCCAGCAAACGTTGCTACAGTCAATGCAGTAGCACCACCTGCAGCAGAAATAGTGATCTGAGAGCCAATTACCATTGTACTAACTTGTGGCAAAGTAATTGTTAATGTAGTTCCAGCGCATGTAATGAAAAAACCGGCATGGGCCGCAGTAAGCGCTGTATTTACCCCTAAGCTCAAATACCCTGAAAAATTTCCAAGTGCTCGTTGCACAAAACCCGTTGTTGACAAATTTGTACCATTGTCAAACTGCGGAGGAGTAGTTGTTGTGACGTAAGTTGACCCTGCAGTAAGCAGATCAGTCAAATTACCTAAATTTCTTGTACGTGCCATTTTTATTTATTCCTTAATTACCAATTGCAACAACGAAGTAAGCAGTAGCGGTACTTCCAGTAGTAGGGTTACCTACGGTACAGTTGGTAGTTGACTTATTAAAAACTTCAGGAGATGCATAATTTCCAGCCGCGCCAAACGCAGTAGCAGTTACTCCGATACATTGCGTTGGAAAAGAAATAGGAAAGGTTACTATTGTGGTAGTATTAAACGCTACTGCTGCGCTATAACCCCACTGCATTATCAATCCACTAGGAAGTTTTTGGAAACCGTTGTTTGAAAAATTTGGCAGAAACGAACCAGATAAACCAATCTGAACTGATCCACCTACAACGTACCATTGCCCAGTACCCATGTACACCAAAGTTGCTGAATCTCCAGCGTTTAAAACGATAGAGTTAACGTTATTTGAAAAGTTCGTAGAAATAACGTCTGAGCCCTGCCGTTGAATAGTGTTAGTACCTCCGCCACTAACAAATTCTACTCTAGTACCAATAACTGCTGTAGAAGTTAAGGGCAGAGTTACGGTTATGTTATTGCCTTGAATGTTGCAAATCGCTCCAGCAACTTGGGCTGCAGTTAGAGTAGCGTTAGAAGAAACTCCAAAATTTGCGGAGTATTGTAATCCAAACTGTCTAACCCAAGCTGTACTTGCATTACGAATAGTACTATCAAATTGAGGTGCAGTCGTAGTTCTAGAAGCGCTCTCCAATGCTACAATCCATGACGTAACCATGTTTTGAACAAGAATACGTTCACCGGGAAGAATAGAAAATGAAGTAAAGCTTGAACCAAGCAGAAGTGCAGTGTCTGAACCAGCGCAGTTTACTGTGCAAAGAGCAGAGCTACTATTGAAAATGCTGTATGACTTGGATGGGAAATTCACACCATCAAGTGAAGGAAGCGTGATTGTATAACCGCCAGCACCAGTAATCATGAACTGTTTGTCATACGTAGCTGCACCAACGCCAAGGGTAGTGTTCCCGACGATTGTGACTACTGCTTGCTGATTAGGAGGAGATACTGGGTAAAGAGGTAGACCAAAATAGCTCATAGTTTATAGTTTCTAAAAACTACGAGCAATCATTGTGTACTCGTAGTTGAATGTTCTTTCTCAATGAATTTTAATACTTTCTCTTGAGTTAGACTTGTGCCTGAGCCAACTATATTGAATAGATAGTAAGCTGTTCCCCAAAGCATGAATACTAAAACTGATAGATGGAGAAGTAACTCGCTCGGCTGAACCACTTTGTAGCCCAGAATACCTAAACAGTAAGCATTGCTGAAAGCTGAGATGGAGAGAAGTATTAGAATGTATCGAAGAGACGTGAACCACTTGTTCTTGATATTCTTGTTCTTAATTACAAACGCAAAAAAGAAACCACAGAAACCCATCCCTATTGAAATAAGGAAATTAAGAACAAGCGGTATATTTACATCAGCAAGCAGGTTTAAAAAAGTCGAGATCATTTGTTTTCCTCAAATGGCCCACCTTGAGAAGGAAGAGACCGGCGATCTTCAATGACTATAGTCTCACGGATAACTTGCTTTTCATCGTCGCGTGAATCACCGCCGATTACTCTGTTTACGATTTGATCTACTGCGTCTTCGCCTCGTTTGTCGATCCATCTTAGAACTGCTCTGATTACATAAACACCAACAGCGCCCAAAGCCCAAGAGAGAGCAACTACACCCTCTGTTGAATGAACGTTAGCGTTATCTGCAATCCAAGGACCCATGAAAATAGCAAAGGATGAACCTACTATCGCCATGAATAAAGCGTTCTTGAAACTAGTCTTGTTTTGATCACTTAATGCAAGAATAGGAACGACAGAGCCAGATACCCCCGCAAGGATGGACCATGCTTTAGCAATAGTAAAGATTGCCCCGGCAGATGTAGTGACTGGCTCAGCCATAGAATATTCCCCTATTAATTTAGTATTATGTCGAAGCTTCTACTTCGAATTTCTTTGCATTTTGTAACTGGTCTGTAACAGCGCCTGGCCAAGGAATAGATGGTAACCCTACTGGGTTCCAACCACATAGTTTATATATGGTCGCTGATAGTGCGCTGCAGACTAGGTCGGCTCCATCAGATTGTGGGAGAGGGATGCCGAACACTTTGTAACCAAAGATACGAGCTAAATCAATAAAACCATAAGGGATTCTTGAACCAAGCTCGGACCAAATTACAGCCTCGCACTTGTCACGGTCAACTGGACACTCAAAAACATCAAAGTCGTATTCCGCTTCTTGTGAAAGGGGAACGACGTTGCAGCCTCCAGCGTTTGTCTGAGCTAACAGCAAACGACCACCTGCCCAAATTGCAATGCCCGTATGTGTGTACGGGCTATTCGTTACAATTCGGGTCGCAATGGGCAAGAACTGGAATTTCTTATTTCTTACAGCGATAAGATCGCCAGTCTTGATAGAATTGCGTACATCATCGTACTTCATTTAAAACTCCGGTTATTCGACCGAACCTGAACCTGCTTGTGTTTCAATTTGTGCAAATGCAGCTTGGGCCGAGCTTACAGCTGAGTTGACAGCATCTACCGTAGTTGCTGCGCTCACTGCAACCTTAGCTGTACGACGTGCGGTCTCAATTGATGCTGCAAGAGTGCACCACAGATCATACTGAGCAAGAATCGTGTCACATGAAACTTTAGCAGTATCACCAGTAGCATCTGCTTCAGCTTGTACTAGGCCTGGAACTGTACCGGTGTAGTTAGCAGCCTTGAATGCTGCAGCTTGGTTTTGCTTGAGCAGATACGTAGCTACTTGACCTGAGTTAGCCGTGATGAACTTTCCACGAAGCACTTCTGCAGCGTCGTCAAGAGCTGCTAGTGAGCGTGCTTGAACATCAGCAAGTGGAGGTGCAGGAGGATCTGTAAGAATAGGGTTGCCATTAGCATCAGCCGTAATTAGCTTGCCTGCAGATTGACCTGTAAGCAGCGCTTGATGTTGTACTTCAGTAATCGCTACTGCGTCTGAAGGAATTTGTGCAGCCGTGTGGATTGAATCATCGTAGAATCCACCAGTTGACTTTGAATAAAAAAGTGCCATTTGTTTGCCTTGTTAATTACTATGTGATTTTAATTCTTAATAACCGATTGCCATCCAAGAATACTGTCCAGTTAGCGTGGAGTTATTTCTTAGTGTAAATGTAGCGTTGTTAATTGCTTGCCAACCTCCACTAAACGGAACTGTACCGTTTGCAGAAGACTGAGATGTAATCATTACTTGTAGAATGTTTGCAGGCATGGCTACAGGAAGGGTTACAGTTATACTTGTTCCTGTTGTTATGGAAGTTGTTGTACCCCACTGCATTATCATTCCACTTGGAAGTCTTTGAAGGCCATTGGTGAGTAGAGAAGATGAACCGCCACCACCTACAAGATTCCAACTACCTCCATCTGAAATACATTCTACTGATACTCCCGATTGTAGCACAAAATTATTTTGTCCTCCGGATGGCCCCCAAGGTTGAGAGAAAAATGACGTAGACGTCAGAGTAATTGGAAATAATGATGGGTTAGTAATCAGATACGATTGACCGGTACCAGCAGTAAAAGCACTAACGTCAGGAAGTGTCAATGTGATTGGCCCAGTAGCTCCAAATGTAGAAATTAAACTTCCAACCTGTGAAGTAGTTAAAGTTCTTGTTGTATTAGCGTTAACTGATGTACTTCTATTTCCCAAAGCTCTTTGAACAAACAAAGTACTCGGAACCTGATTATTGTTAGCAAACTGAGCAGGGGTAGCTATCGTAGTAGCTCCCTCAAGAAGTACCAGTTTATCCAGAGTCTGATTGTAGCGAAGCGTAATCTCTGAACCAGCTACCCAGTCGTTAGTGAACAGAGCCGCTGCAGCATTGTTAGAAACAATAGTCTTAGCAGTAATACCATTAATAGCAATAGTAGGCGTAGCAGAAGAGTTAGCTGCAACTGCACGAACCTTGATTTCCATGCCATCCAGATACGCTGCAAAAGTAGGAACTGTAGTTACGACTTGAGCGTTACCTGTACCGGTTGCGATACCATAGAAGTTACCAGCAAGGTTATCTACTTGCTGCTTCGTGTAAATGTTTGATACTTGTACTTGTGAACGTGAGATAACTTCAACGATATCACCAGTAGCGAATGCGCCACTAGCAAGTACAATGTTTGCTCCATCAGTGCCGGTAAACTCAGAAAAAGGGTCGAGTTTAGCCCCGTTGTAGAAAACGTCAACGTTGCCTGGAGAATACGGGGCTGAAAATGTAGTTTGACCAACAGTTGCAGTAAGCCGAGTGCGAAGCTCTTGCTCTCTGTAGTCTGCCGGTGGTACACCGAAATATTCTAAATCGACTGCCATTGTTTACCTTATGAAAGTTCTAGTACGCTAAGACTTACACCAATCATTGCTGCTGTATCAGCAGTAGCATATAGTGACTCGCCAGCGTTCATTACAATTTTAGGTGACTTGGAAGCACTACCGTACGGAATAGGAACACTATTTAGTTCATAGTTGAACGTAACGCCATCATATTTGAACAGTGTCAAATAGTGCATTAGCTTATTGGTTGCATCCAGATTGGGAAATGTACCGCTGAATACAATAGCTGTAGTGCCAGCTGGAACTGGTCCGTAAATAAGCGTGTTTGAAGTGCCTAGTGTAAGACCGTTTGTAGAGTGTTTAAAATTCTGTGCCATTTAATTAAGAACCAAGAAGGATTGCATAGATAAGACCATTATTTGCAGCTATATTCAGTGCGTTCAAATTAGAAACTTCACTTTGATAGACTTGGTAGCTATCAGATGCAGCCGGTGCAAATGGGAGAGCCGTAGCCCAGTTTATAGTGTTGCCTGAAATCGAAGTAATAGCCCTGACCAAGCCTTTATTCTGACCAGTCATGAACTGAATAATGTACTTTCCTGCAAACGGTAGAGGTATAATAGTTGCGGCGTTCGTAACTGAAATTGAAATAGTAGTTCCAACGCCTGCTAGAGTACCTGAAGTAAGAACGGTAGGGTAATTCGTAAAACTCCATACACCGCTTGCACTTCCTGAATATGCTAGTATGTAGTTACCACCGTCATCAGTACTCTGAGTGATGTAGCTGTTCGAGTCAGAAGCTCCGGGAGCTGACAAGGAGTCAAGGTTAGTGATAGGTGCAACACGGTCTTGGAGACGTGCAAACGACTCGTAAGTACCGGCAGTTGCACGGTTTTCAATACGAGTACCGGCCTGGTATGTGCCTGCTACCCCTTCAAAACCACGAACGCAGTTAATAAAGCTATTTCCGCTTACGCCATTTACCTGAATAACTTCTTGAGTTGATCCGGTATCGATGGTTGCTAAGAAGTGTTGACCAGCAGTAGGCTGTGGAAACAGCGAAGCATTCGCTACTTGAATTGTTGTGTCGCCAGGCTGAACTGAAGACGCAAGAGTTGTTTTCGCATTATTTGCGTAAAGTCGCGTTGAAGTTGTCATGAAATTGTAATAACTTTAGTGGTGCTAGCTGCTAGCTTCATCGCTGCGCTTAGGTTTGTTACGCCTTGCGTAATCGCTGCAATAACAGAGGCTGAATCATCGTTGACGCTCAGTGTAATTTTAGCCTGATTGAACCTGACGAATGCATTTCCGAACTTAGGAATAGCAGTTCCAGTGAAAATCTGGAAACGTGTCATTTCTTCGACATTAGCTACGCCGTAGTAATCTCCAAGCGCATTTGTCCCAGTGTTTTTATACAGGAAAATATTTTGTGGCAAGAAACCGTTTGGAAGAATAAGAGCGGTGACAGTAATCTTGTCACCTTCTAGTTGAGTGGTTACTTGAAGCTGTGAAGTAGTCGTTGGCATAGCTTAAGACATCTGGATGGTCCACTCGAAGTGGATTGAGAACTCGCTAGTCTTCGGGATACCAGGAAATGTCTTGATATTAAACATCGTTGCACTGGCCTTATACAGACCTGCTTCTGTGATCAATTGACCGTTAGCCGTACCTTGGTCAACGTCAGCAATGAACGTAACCGAAGGCGCCGCATTGTTAATAGTAAACGATGTAGCAACGTCAAGGAGAGGCGTGAATAGCGAAGACATAGCTTGGCTGATAGGCTTAGGGAACAGGCCTTGTGGGTCGATACAGCCACCGGTGCCGATCTTCAGATTAATGATTGGATCAGACACCTGGTTGGCTACGTACAGGCTACTCAGAAGAACTTGCTTAGCCGTAAGTACGATAAGGTTTTTCTTTTCAAAAGCCAGTTCTTTACGGCCATCAGGATACCACTTCTCTACTCTTAAAACGCCTTCAAGCGGAATAAGATTGACCATCTTGAGAAAGCGTTTAACGAAGCGATTAATAAGTTCTTTCATGTTAACTAAGTTCTTGGGCATGGGTGATAACTGCACCACCTCTGGTAATTGTAACTGACGAGTTATATTTGTCCGAATAAGTGTTCGGAGTTATAGAGTTATTATAGCCGGATTCTTCATTAATCGCAGTGCCGTCAATGCTCGAATCACCAGTATAGTTAAGATCTGAGCCGCGCAAAGTATAATGCGGAGTTCCAATTGCTTGGTGTCCACGAGTCAACGGCATATCATAACTAATAACAGCTCTATCCATTTCTTCTACTGGGAAGTACTGAGGAGATTCAATAGAAGCATTCTCTGTGACCCAGTAAATTCCAACTGTATCTTCTAGAATACGAACGCCCATCAAATAGTCTGCTAATCCAATGTCTGCTGGAGTAGGCGCATACGTTGCTTGCATTCCAAGATCAGGAATCAATGCTCCCAGATAACCTACGTTAGTGCCACGGAAAAACAAAGTGTTAAAAAACGTTACAAGCGGGTTTATTGTAAAAGACGATCCGCTATCATTAATCGCCGCCACGTTAATTGCAAGGCCAGAATTAGAAGGGTTGAAAATGGAAAACACCCACTGACCAGTAGGCGGAACGTCTGTGCCTACAGATAAGCATTTAGCAGCAATGTCGTATTGCTTGGTAATGTAAAGCGGAACAACCTTCATACCGGCAGGGATGTCGTACCAAGTTACGGCTTTGCCATTAGCAACTGTCAAGTCACCACGACTACGGTTGAACGCTACTTTGTCACGGCGAATCTGAGTCTGGTCATGTCCACGTTGGAACATAGCAGTAAGCCAAGATGTTTCCTGTGTTGTATTTGCACGGAATTGAGCCTGAGGGTTGATAAACCCTGATAGTGAACCGCCATTAACAGTAGTCTGATTTCCGTTGATAAGCTCGTCAGTACCTAGAATCTTTGTGACCCACATTGGTACGTTAGAGCGAATGAACGTAGGGCAACCACGCTTAATAGGGTCATCAGTATTATCCCTGCGCATACGAGCGATAGGATATTGAATCTTTTCACAACGGCTAGGATCAACACGGTACGTAGACAGATCATCGCTTAGAGTAAGCTCTTCTGTCATCGCAGTAATAGACCAAACGTAAATCGGCTGAGTGTACGTAGGTTTTACTTTGTTAATAATGTCCGATAGCTGCTGGAACGTTTGAATATTTTTAAACGAGTCTACCTTCACGTTTACTAGAAACGTGTGTTTCTTTAGGTAGTTGCGCATTAGATAGTCGAAGTGACTACCTTCAGTTGCAAATCTATCCTTCTGACCAGCCGGTAGTTCAGGAATGATTGAAGCTGGAATCTGTAAATTAAGCCACCACTCTCCATCACTCAGGTAATCCTGAATCTCAACCCATTGAGCTAACTCTTGACCTGTGACGATGCTATCTCCCGGTACAACGTTAGGAACAACCCCGAAAGGAATTAGATATTGGTTCTGGTCAGTAATAACGATGTACTGGTCAGTCTCAAGATAGTTACGAACATCAAGAACAGTCTCATTTGCACGAGCCAAAGGCATGCCAAGAACAAGGTTTAATCCCTTGCGAACTAAATCAAGAGTAGGGCCATTAACGTATACGTAGTATAGGCCGTAAACGAAGTTGTAGAATGCATCAGTTGAACTCTCAGGATCAACGCCAATCAAATCACCGAACATCGTTGAGATAAGGTTTTCATCGATTGTTGCATCTACGAACCACATTGCATACTGACGAACGCCATTGACATCTGTGTTAGATGAAAAGCCCTTATCTGAAATGTCAGCAGCAAAGCGAACATTCATAGTTCCGTCAAGTGCTGTTTCTAGATGATAGTCAACGTCTTCCTCAAGAATTACCGTGGGAAGAAATGGACGGTTAGCAATGTATCGACTTGAGGTAATTGCCTTGCCGACCTTGTACGTGTTTACTTGGCCTTGCACTGCGTTGGATGCAGGAAGAATAACAAGCTCAATAGATGAGCCAATAGTTTCCTGAATCGTTGCAAGACTAATTGACGAGGTAAGCTGCAAGAACTTGCTGTAAGTTTCTGCAGCCCCTTCTGTGCCAGCTTCAAGGATAAGGTTCATACGGTCTGTATCCTCGAACAGAACCGTGAAGAAATCTGAAATACCATATAGGTACGTCATATTCGTTAGGTTCTGCCCGATGTTCAGGCCGTTTTCAGTGAAGTTAGCACGAGTCATAGTTAAACTGTTTGGTTATTCGTTGTTACAGTGTTCAGTATAAAGATGTTAGTTCTATCTGCTGGATCTAGATAGTCAGTGATCATACCTGTGGTTGCAGGAATCAAGTCACGAGTGTAATGAGTGTAAGCTACGCCAAGCGGAGTCTTGATATTCGTAATACCGGCTAGTGAAAGCTGAGCCATAAGATCTGAAAGAATCAAGGTATCACCTGGATTCATATTACTGAAGAAATTCTTTGTAGTTTCAGTAATTACGGTCGCATCTGGGGACACGCCATTATAGCCAGTTACTGACAGATCGATCAAGTAGAAGTTAAATCCACGAGCAAGCAAATCTCCACACAGTACACGGTTTGTTGAGTTCTCTAGATATGACTGTACGCTATCAACGTTATCAAAGAAGCTGATTTGGAAACTTGCTGTTTGATTAGCATAGAGTGAACCAAAGCTTACAACCAAGTCTTGACGGGAGCTAAAACCATAATCGAACCAAGGAATAACAGAATCACATACTGCATTTGAACCAGGACTTCCGATAGTTACTGGAACTGTGAATTGGAACTGATCTTTATTAAGAGCGTTAGTTACTAGCCATGTACCGTTGTAATCGGATGGAGTTGCACCACGAATTGTCACATAGCGGTTCTCAGTAATTCCGTGGTTAGGAATTGTTACGGTAACAGTAGTACCTGTGCAAGTAAGCGCAGTAATAGCTTGGCTTTGCGTATTTTTGTTTTTAAAGGTAAATGGTACAGCATAGTTAATAACGATGTTGTTAGTGACGGTAGCATTTGTCCAAAGGCCAGGCATTACAATGTCAAACGCATTTGCACTTAGCACGTTTACAGAAAACTGTCCTGTAAGCGATGGGTTGGCAATAAGCATTGATGAGCCAGAACCGGGCGTTGCAATGTTAAATGATACGATGTAGTTGAAAGTATTAGCATCAACTACGTTAATCGGGAACGTACCATTGTACTGAATCGGTGTTACGCCTTGAATGGTTACAGACGTACCACTTGTCAGACCGTGGTTAGCAGAAACTACAGTTACAGTAATTGCCGAGCATGAAATCGAAGTAATAGGCAACGTTTCAACAAGACCTGACACTGTAACCATTTGGCCAGTTGATAGTCCGTGGCTAGTTGAAGCAACGTGAACAAGACCTAGATTAGCTGCAACCGTCGTGCTTGAAGCAGAGATCGTGGCTAGAAAAGGAATAGTATCGTCTGAGCTTCCACCGCTTACAGAGCTACGTGTGAAGTTGTAGATTGCGCCAGTCAAGTCAGCATCACCAAAATCGTCTGTTGTAACCTGTACGATTGACGTAGCAATGGTGTTGCCACAGTACACGTCAACCATGCCGCCGTTATGGATAAGCAATGGTGAGTTCACAGCCTGAACAGTAGGAAGAACTGTTACGTTAGTTGCAGCCGTAGCCATCTGATACGTGAAGTGCGAAGTATCAACTACGGTAATCGTATATGAACCGTTGTATGTCGTCGGAGCACCACCTGCAATGGTTACAGTTTGGCCTGAGTTGTAGCCGTGATTAGCCAAGGTAGCAGTCGCAGTAGTACCTGAGCTGGTAAGCTGAGTAATGAGCTGTGCTAGCTGACCTGTGAATACAGCCTGAATCTGATCTCGAATCATTTCAGGATCTCCCATACCGATTGAAACGATCTTATCCAGAAAGTTAAAGGTATTCTGCAGGTTTGAACTGATTGATGGATCGTTAATCAGATTACGTGTAGAAATAGCGTTCTGAGCACGTGTAATAAACTCTTCGTTAGTCTCTGATGATACTGAAGTATCCTTCAGGAAGTTAATTTCTGCGTGAAGGAAGTACGGATCAAAGTTAGAGAAGTAAAGAAGTGAGCCTGAACCGATGTTGTACTGTGTTCCTTCTGCTTCTGCAACTAGGTCAACGTCAACATAGTATTCGTTTTGGAAAGCATCATATGTAAGCGTGCCTGAGCTGAATGTAACTGCAGCCTGAGGGAAGAACTTAGAGATGTTATCGGTTGAGAAAAAGATATCAGTCGTTAGAGATACGTTCTTTTGCTTGGCAAAGAATAGACGTGCGCTAATAACAGCACGAGTACCAAGGTTACGGTTAATAAACCAGTTTGAAAGAATGTTATCAACGATGCTAGTAGGAGTAGTATCATTTACTCCAGCAATAGTGTTCTGAGCAAAGTAGTAATCGATACCAAGACGAACCAGTGCCAGTAGCATAGCAGATGGTCGCAGAACCATATCACGAAGCCCTGTACCTTCTCGGAGGTCTAGGTCTGGATATTGTGCTTCAAGAATTTGCTTGGCTAGAAGCTCGGCTTCAAGAATATCTTGCGCTGAGGGTTGAAGGCCAGGTAGAACAGAGTAGAAATTTGCCATAGTTATAGGTCAGTACGTTACTTGTAGTAGTTTAATCCTTCTACATGCAACGCACCAGCCCTATTACTTAGACATTTGATCTGAAAGAGGAAGATCCAATTGTGGGAACGGTACGGCGATAGAAGCCATAGCTCCGGCATTGGTCAGAATACGCAGATAGATAACAATTGATTCTTTGGTTACGTCAATACCGAGCATTTGCACAGTCTTTAATTGACTTGCAACGTCAGAATCGGTGGTATTCATAATGTACTGACACTGACCTTGCGCATCGGTAATCTGCTCAGTTAGATCAGCGATCAAAGTAGTGTCAGTATCTTCAACACGATTTGCATTAATTACGAAGTCTGAGAAGAACGTACCCTGAGCCGGGATGATAACATTGCTACCTTTACGAGTAAAGAGAAGTTTCAGGAACATCTGAGCTACTTTCTGGAGACCTGTTACTTTACGCGGAGTATCAGCAATTTCGAATATAAGTTGGCTCTGTGGGAAGCCACCTGGAAACGAAATAAATAGCAAGTCATAAGTCCCGCCTTGTGGCAGGTTGGAGGTCGTACCGATACGTTGGTTAAAGTTAAAGTTTAAACCAGCCATTACATTGTACCTCCAGGTGTTACGATCCCGCTTAACGTACTTACGGTAGAAGTCTTAAGCGTAGCGTAGTAATTAGATTCGTCAGTAGCTTCACCTTGACCATCACCATAGTATTGAGCCTTGTTCTTTGTACGAAGTGCAAACTCGCGCAGAACAGAAGTGATGTGATGAATACTCTCAATAGCAGCACCGTTTGGATAATTGGAGCTGCCTGATTGAGCCATAGCTGTTACTCGGTGAAGCTCTGAAAAATCAATCGTACCAACATAATCGTTGAAATCCGGACAAGCGCCTCCACTGCCAAGATATGTAGTCATGTCAGAAAAGTATTTAGCCAAGCTATTGTAGATATTTTGTGCTTGGCCTACTGCCGAATTAGCGTCGATTGCCATTATAGTCCGATTTCTCGTTTGGTTTTTTCGATTTTGTTAATCAACTGTTTCTTGATGTAATTATAGCGATTGATGTTCACACCTAGCTTTTCTGCGATCTTCGGTGCAGGCATTTCTTTAACGTTGTCGAAAATAAATTTTTCATCAGAAGATAGCTGACTCATAAGATATGCCATAAGCTCAGCATTCTCGTTGTACTGAGTGAATTCTGCTGGTTTGTCGGATGCTGATTCAACCAAGTCCGAGTAAAGAGAGTTCTTGTACTTGATAACTTGAGGCTTTGACCAACCCAACGCTTTAGCAAGTTCTTCCTCAGTAGGATCACGATTAAGCTGATCTGCTAGCTCCTGATTTGCAGAGTTCCAATCTCTGTACAAGAGTTGCATATTCTCGGGAAGACGCACTGCATTTTGATACTTGTAATTAAGACGGCGTACGCGCTGAAGATAATTCGTAACGTGAGTAGAGAGCTGTGTACCCTTTGCAGGGTCGTAGCTGTGAATAGCTTTAATAGCCCACTTCTTAGCTTCCGCACTTAAAGCAGCACTAGGCAAGCTACCTGATTGACGATTCACTTCTTGGTAAATAACGCCGCTAAGCTGATTAACTAGAGCGCCAAGATGAGTTTTACTCCCAGTCTTTTTCCACTGGTCGTATAGCTCTTGGTCTTTTGATCGATAATCGATCCATGCGGGCTTTTCTGTTTCTTCCATTATAGATAAACGCTGTAGTTAGAGTAAACGCTGTTAACGTAACCAATCATATAGGCCTGAAGCCTAGCAGAAAACTTCTGATAGACAAAGCAGTCGTCTGCCCATGAGGTGTCAGACAACATACCTGATTGGTAAATGTTAGTCGGGATATTAACGCTTCTAGGCAGCCCGCCTTTAACTTCTCCAAGGGCTGCGAATCCGTCTGTGATAGTTGATGCGATTGACATAGTGTTATTTTACTCCTTAAGCTACGT